TCGACCCTATTTGCTCACTGCGAATGATTGCACCGATCTCGTTATTCAGCACATCGTCCATTTCCACCAAATCTTCATTGACCTCTAAACGTGGGGTGTTTACTAACGCCACATTGTCTAAAATGCCGCGTAATACACTAGTGGTGGTGTCTTGATCGTTAATCACCAATTCAGCTAATGAGCGTCCATAAAAAGCGTGGGGTTCTGGGTCAACATGAAAATCAGCAAAGGGGGCTTTGTCCCACGGCTCCATTTCAAGCACTTCGTAATCAGTGCCGCCACAAAGGAACTTGTGCAAAGTGGGTATGCCGTCACCTTCTGCGTCAATGCGTAGATAAGCCTCTGTAACAAGAACCAGGCGCATAGATGGGTCATTTTCTACACTTTCATCGTCTTGAACTTCATCACCAAATCGCTGTATCTTTTCAACATTGCCAATCAATGAATCGTTATCTGAGCCGTTTAGATTATCCACAACGTCTTGGTCAATACCCATTGCCACTAGATCGCCTGCGCGTTTCTCGCTTCTGTGACAGCAAATATACGCATCATCAATCGACTTGGCTGAACCATCAATGAAAAATTCTTCTGGGGGAATCCCCTCAATGACCATTTCGCCCTCTTCATATTTGTGCGTAATAACCATGTGGTGAACATTGCGTTCAACGTCTAAGCCGAACTCGTCCATTTCCATTTCTATTTCTTGTCGATGTTCTACAACTTCAACACCTTCTTTATTAACCAATACCTGTACTTCTTGGTCTGACAAGTTTTCATAGGTGTAAGTTTTAGCAATGGTTTCTTGGTTCCACCAGACTTTAACCACGCCTACTTTTTTAACCAGGGAGTCATGTATGGCATTACTTAATACGTTATAGCCGCCCACTTTGTTAAACACCCAATGACAATAAGCTGTAGCTTGTTCTGCATTAGCCACATCTTCTGGGCCTTTGGGCGTAAATTCCACAAACTTATTATTGCTCATAAAAATACGCATCAGGCTAGGTTTAGCACCACGCACCACATCACGCACCTTAGTAGACACTACGCGTGAACGACCATCTTCATGCTCTAGGTCAACATTGCCGTCAAAGTAGCTTTGAGCGCGTTCACGTTGGTCTGCAATATCTGAATCAACGTAATCAATGGCTGATTGAATAGCCGTTTTAATTGCGCTTTGAATATCCTGTTGTGACATTTTAGGCATTACTGCTCTCCATTAACTTGTGACTGACCCAACTCTGAAAAAGCAGCTATTGACGCAAACCCTGAGTTAGCAAGCAGTAAATCACTAACCGCTTTAAGTTCTGCATCACTTACTTGCTCGGCTTTTGACGCCCTCATTATTACTTTAAGAGCAGTACGAGCCTCTTTGCCTTTGATCTGGGTTAAAGCCTTTGCTATGTCGGTGTATATTTCTTGCTTTGCTGCAACACTGAGCGCATCTGTTTCACCTGTAACTTTCTGCACCACACTTTGACTTGCCTTTGCTGGCTCTAACCTTAGAAGATGAGCAAACGCGCCAATATCAGTCATTTCATCGACCATTTCTTTTTGCGTTATTCTAATGCTAGTTTTTGAATTCATTGCAACAGCCGCCCTTAAAGCTAACGACATTTGTGCTTGATCTAAGTCTTTAAATAATTGTTTAGCTTCTGATGCACTTAAAAGTATTTTTATTTTGTCACGAGAATTTTTAGACGATAGCTGAGTAAAAACTGTTCGCAGTGTATTTATGTCAATGTCAGGGGAGGCAATAGTTGCTTTAACATTGTTTATTAAATCATCAACAGCACTTCTTACTCCAAGTTTTGCGTATTGTTTTTCAACACTTTCAGCACCTTTCATTGCTCTGGCAACGTCCCTTGCTGACATACCAGGCTTTAACATTCCCAAGCCAAGTTCAAGCGCATTATCTAAACTAATCTTATCACCGCCCAACTCAACTGCTTTTCTATACTCTGGTGACGCTTCCTTTAGTCTATTTGAAATTTCACGATACCAATTTACTGCATCTAAAGCGTCTGCTGTTGGTCTCCCAAAGTTATCAACTTCTTTAAAACCAACTTCACCGATTGCCTGCTTAATTTGATCTAACTGACGCAAGTTTGGCATCGTTGAAAAGCTAACAGTTCCATCGTCTGCAATATCTGCTAATATTTGCTTTGGTTGTGGCTTGCCAGTTTTATATGCCTCAAGCCTCATTTTTTCGTTAGCTCGTTCTATAGCAGCACCTTTAAAGCGATCAGGCAATGCATCAAAAACCCTTTCAATTTCTCTGCCTGCTGTTGAACTAAAATCTATAGGTGTTCCATAGGCTAGATCGTATGCCTCTTGCCTTTGAACTTTTGTAGATGAAGCAATGTTTTCTGCCATGTCTAAAGCGTCTGCTGCTTGATCGTCTACTTTAGGCAATACCCCTAGTGCATCATCCATAGAAGTTGATAGTGCTGCACCTTGCCTAGCTGCTCGCCCTGTAACTTCCTCTGAGGTTATCTGTGAAGCCCTGCCACCTGTTGACGCTGCGGCATCAAGCAAAGCCTGTGCTGCAAACCCAGAATCAGCAAGCATACCCTCTTCACCAGCGTTGAAAATGTTTTGTAGCGCAGATTTAATATCTGTGCCAGCATCCCGAAATGTAGCTGATAATACTTGCGCTGATGGAATTGATATATTTAAAGACTTTGCAATATCTTCTGCCCCAACATTTCTAAAGGATACTTTTAAATTTTCATAACCTTTAATAACGGCTGGAGGCAATAAACCACCAAACAAACCGCCAGCAGCACCTATGCTTCCACCTTCGACTGCACCTTCCATGCGCCCATCTTCACCGCCTCTGCCTGCGCCACTTACCGCACCTTCTACCAGGCCAAGTAATCCACCACTGCCACCTACGGCTACCATTTTTTGCACTGTGGGCAATTTAGATAACCAATTAACAAATGATGCTGGAGCAACAACGGGCGCAGCAATTATTGAAGGAACTACAGCACCACCAACTTGCAGCGCAGTGCTTTCAATAGGGTCTTGGCTTTGCTTTGCTTCTGAAACAGCTTTAGTTTTTGCTTGAAGTTCTGGTGATACTGCGCCTGCTATATCTTGTATCCACCCACCAACAAGCGGTATGCCCTCTGCTACCTTTAATGCTTGAGCAGTCAATGGTGCTTGTTGTAGATAGTCACGCTCTTTTAGATTCTGCATCCAATCTGCTGATGGGGCTTGTTGTGCAGAAGGGTTTGGATAAAGTTCAGCCATTACCCTTTCAATGGTTGCATCGTCAGTACCATCTTCAAACTGCACAGGTTGATTATCTGGGCCAAGTATTTCTATCATGGGGTAACTACCTCAACCTTCCCAGTTACTGGGTTATAGCGTTTAACTTGTATTGCGTTTGCGTTATTTCCTTGGGCAGCACCACTTCCACTTTGCATTTGTAAGGTTTTAGCAATTAAACTTCGGCTATTTCTTTTTTGGTCTAACGTAACTTGCTTATCGCCTACTTGTGGGAAAAATGCTTTGTCATAGTTGGAAAATTCATCCTTGCCAATAGCAGCACCAGATTCAAGTCGCAATACTGCACTTATCCAATCTCTTTTTGCAGAGTCTAGTTGCTGAAATTCTGCGGAAGAGGCCCAGTTTGTTAAAGGTATTTGACCAATCACCCATTGCCCAAAGTCTGTTCCTGTCGCCTCAAGATTGTCAATTATTTGCCCTGCTGATGTGGCTCTTGTATAAAAAGCTGAGGCTTTACCTTGTGTTTCAGTTAGCGGTTTAACTGTTGCACCACCTTGAGTCATTGTAAAAGTACCATCTGGATTTGTGGTAAGGGTCATGCCTTTCTTAGCTCCACCCTCTATCATAAATTGTTGATACTCGGGCGTACCTTGTTTAAGACCAGCGGCTTCTGCCCTAGCTCTTAAAGTAATCATTGCTGGCGGTTCTTTGTTATCACTTGCAGTGGCGTCTGTGTATAAAACAGTACCATCCATAGATACTAATGATTTTCCAACCACTTTAACGTCACCGCCTTTTCTAGCAGCAGTAACAGCGTCACTAGGGGAAATAATCCCTGCCCTTAAAGCGTCATGTATCATAGGAAACTTTTCTTTTGACAGGATTTGCAAAGCCATAGCTGTTTGACTTTGTAGCTTTTCAGAAGCGTTAGTTTTTTCTCGCCTAGCCGCCAAAACTTTTCGCTGATCTTGAATACCAGCCATAATGCTATTAGCATTGGGATTGCCACTCATGCCTGCAAAGCCTTGAGCCAAGCCCAGAGCCAAACCTCGCTTATCATCGTCTGACATTGAAGATAGCTTGTTTCCGATGTTATCTAATAAACCCATTATAATTCCTTACTTTATGCCAGCGTAAGTTGTTCCAGCCAACGTCAAATAATCAAACAAACCAGGCGAATACCCTTGAGTTGTATTCTGTGGAGTTGGTGCGCCACCTACGGCCTGTAACAAATACTGTAGGCTTTGCGCTGGTGCGCCAGTATAGCCAGCGTATTGATTCTTGCCTGCGTTAATAAGCTGTTGATTCAATGCTTGTTGCATTGCGCCTTGCTGATCCATACGGCTTTGAATAGTCTGGCCCATGCCAAAACCAAGGTTAGACAAACTGCCTAACTGTTGGCCTGCATTTAAACGCTGTTGTGCGCCCGATAAGCCTGCCTGCTGGTTTTGCATTTGCGCTTGGCGTTCCATTGTCTGCGCGTTCTGGTAGCCTGTCTGCCGCAATCCTGACGCTGTACGGGCTGCTTGATCTGCAAAGGCCCGATTGGTTTCTGCTTCTGCAATGCCCTGTCGTGAGCCACCAAATGCGTTAGCTGCGCTTGCTTGTGCGCCACCTACGTTCTGGGCCATTAATCGGCTGCGTTCTAAATCAGCAAGAGATTGGTTCACAACCTGTGTCTCATACGGATTAGTGTACTGCTGCAAACTATCTTGCGTTGGCGCAGTAATTGCCATAGGCCGATAATTCATGCCTTGTGCTGCACCCATTCCTGCCTGTTGTATGCCGCCTGCTGCTGCTTGATTGACGTTAAAACCGCCTGTTGGTGAGCCTGCCATAATCTTGTTCCTTATAATCCGAATCTTGAACCAGCTTCGCCTGGTGCTTTGCTTTTTGCATAACCGCCAGCCCTTTGCGCTGCCCCTGTACCATTGCCGCCTGAGTTAACTGTGCTTCTAACAACTGGCGCAACATAAGGCGTTGTTACTGCGTTTGATATAGGGTTTTCGATAAGTCCAGCAGCAATTAAATCTTCTTGTTCTTGTTGGGCCAGTGCCACATCAAGCGCACGTTGCCTATCAGCCTGCAATCTGGCTGCTGCCAAAGACTGCGCTCTTTGAATACCACCAAGATCATCAGGTACACCATCAATTCCTTGAATACCACCAAGATTAGGGTCTACATAAACCATCCCAACATTAGGTTGATAATAGGGCTGAAAACCACCTAATGGATTGCCATTTACATCTGTTTGAACAGCCGTCACATCATTTGCAGAGTTATATCCAGAATTTAATCGGTTTATTCTTTCTACAGATTCCTTCTGTGTCATGGTTGGTGAACCAGCACCAGATATGTCAAACAAAGTCCTGCCAACTGCATCAAATGCTCTACTAGGGCCACCAAGTAAAAACTCACCAATGCTTTCACCCATTCCTATTTCTCTGCGCCCATCTTCACCAAAACTCATATCATAATAGCTATTTGAACCATCTGGCATAACTCCAGCGTATGGGTTGTACTCCCGATTAACGCCATAATGTTCACCTCCATTGTTCATGCCAGCCATTCGATCTGCGTGTACTTGGTCAACAAAAGGAGCATTACCACCACCAATGCCGCCACCACCATTAATACTAGGTCTAGCCATGCCCATAACAGGGCTTGCATTGCCGTAGTTATTGCGTGAACGTGCGCCTGTAAATGGGTCAATGACCATATCAGCCATAGCATTGTACTGCGCTGGCGCATTAGCAAATAGCTTGTCTAATGACTGCTCATACAAAGGCGCACTAGAATAGCCCTGTAAGCCGCCTGCAAAGGTTTCTGCTTGTGGCATACCAGCCATTGCGTTAAAGCCTTGTGGGGCCAATCCAAAGGCACTAGCAGCGTTACCCGTAGATTGCATAGACTGTTGCTGCATAGGTGAGAAAGCTGCTACATCAGGCCCGTAATAAGGCACATAGCCAATCTGAGATACGTCACGCGCTTTGTTGATGTTTTCAATCGCTGCATTTTCCAACCATGCTGGAATTTCTGTGCTGCCTGATGTTGTGCCGCCTTTTGACATACCTAAAACCTCTTTTCTAATAGCACTAATTGGGATTTCCAACCAATGTCTGCCAATGCTTTTGACCAGCCTTTGCGACCACTCATTGTTAAACTTTCACACTCTTGGGCCTTTGCCCAACTGATTAAATCTGGCTGCATACCCTTAATTTCTTCTAAGTTTCCACCACCTAAAAAAACGTGTAAAACCTTCTTTTGAGGGAACCGCGTAATCTCTGTAACTAGGCAAGAATTAGCCGCAGGCCATAGCTGTGATTTGCCCTCAATTATACCATTTTTAACATCTTCAAAAGTGTGTGTGCCGCCCGAATATTCAAGCGCATCCTCTATCCATTTTCTGCATCTGTCTAACTCGTTCATCCGACAATCCAAGCGGTAGCGTTTCTAAATACAGGTATAACAACTGCACCGCCACCACTTACCGCAGAGCCAAACGTGGGTGAGGCTGCATCAGTTACATAAGCCCGTTGACCAACCACACCTGTAGGCAATGCCGCCACTGTATAACCACGCGCAATCTGTACAGGCACATACGCACCATCAACTGAAACAACAGGGTATTCGCCTGTCTGGTTCCATAGCAATACACCATCTTCTGCGGCTGATTCGCTTGCGCCTTTATGACGTAATGCGCTGCGCGTTAATGCTAACCAGGCTGATGTTCTTTGCGCCCATTGCAGCCAGTTAAGGTTAATCAGTCTTGGTGGCTGATCGAGTATGCTCAACGTCTGCCCCCCTGTATGACTTCCAATCTATTAATACCAACACGCCAATCGTCAGCATTAACCCCTTCAATGCGTATCCTGACTTGTCGCCCAGTAAAACGTAAACTGGTAGGATTAGACATATTGAAAGGGCCGTATGTTCTTTCCACATCGTTGGGATAGAATCGAGTTTTAAAAGTTGCGTCAACATCACCCTGCGTTTTCTCGTCTGGTATCATTTTGGTCACAGACATAACATTATCGCCATTGCCTATAATTATCGGGCCTGACTCTGCAAATGGTTCGCCACCATCATAGTTAAAGCCAATTTCATGTTCGTATAGTTTTTTGTTTAGCGCAGAAACAATGATTGGCTGACGATATACGCCTGCATCAACTCCTGCTGTTCTAGCTAAAACGCCAATCGCCCAAGTGTTATCGTTGTAGTTAAACACGACATAGCGGTTATTCTCGTTAGAGTTGCCCGATGGGTAGAACCACCAAATCTCACCAAAGTTAGCATTAGGCACAGCACAAACCTTGCTAATCTGACTTAGGTTAATGTCAGAAAAAACGTAATCAGCAACTTCACAATTAACTTCGGTTACTGCACCGCCTGAGTAAGTATAGAATGATCGACTACCCATCCAAATAGCACCCTTGTCTACTGTAGCTATCGCGTGAGTGGATATAATGCCGCATGAAGTGCCAACACGCTCAATGCCATAAACGTATGGTGGGCCACTGTAAGTCGCCACATGAGCATCAGTGTCGGTTAGTATTAATGCTTGGTTTTGTACTCGCACACCGCACTGGATACGCCCATTGGTCTGTAACTCTAAACTGCCTGCTTCATTCGTAGCGGCTGGTGTCCACACTGTGTTGTTCTCACGATCTGACCATTGAACTAAACGTGGATTACCGCCTGCACCCAAGCACATTAAGAACCTTTCTTCTGTCACTAAAATAGAACGATTGTTAACAGGGGCATTAGCTACTACTGCGGCAATGGTTCCAGTGTTTAACTGCCACTCGTAAACTTTTCCATCTGAACTTGAGCAAGCCAATAAATACTGCCCCCATGATTCCATTGCCCACGTAGTCGCTGGAACAATGGTCGTTACTTCTTGTCGGGCAATTCCGTAATATTCTAGCCCGTAAAACGCATTACCATAGCCCACTGGCTGTAGTGCATTTTCATTACCAGCCGTTAAACCTGTTGGGGTAATTGTGTATCGAGTGCCAGCACCGCTATAAGCATAAAGCGCATTGTAACTACCAGCCGCTATCCATCTGTCTGAGTTATTCGCTATCCAAGAATGTAAGCCACGAACCTGACCAGCACTAGCGGTATCGCTGCGTGTACGCCAGCCACCGATAGGTCTTAACGTATTATCAAACCAGCGCACCAGGTTAGAGTCACGCCACCGCCCTTGGCTTTGCAAGTCAGTGCCATTGCGATAAACGCCTGCTGGTAGGTCTAATGGTATTAATGCCATAAATTACTTCTTTGTTTTCTTTTTGGCTTTAGCTGCGGCTTTCTTGCCTGCTGCGGTATATGGGTATTTCTTACCTTTGACTACTGGCATAACACTTCTCCTACCATTTAATTTATTTAGCTTTCTTTTTCTTTACTGGCTTTGCTGTCTTAGCCGCTTGTTTAAAAGCACTATCCGTTGGCCTACCCTTCATGCCTGCTTTCTTCATGGTTTCACCAGAGCCAGCCTTAATGCGCTTCTTTTTTGCTGCTATGTTTCTGTAAAGGCTCATGCTAATTCTCCTACCATTTTGTCTTTGCTGACCAAAAGGCCGCGCTAGTCTTGCCCTTGGCTATATTCTTGGCGTGACGCGCTCGAAAGGCATCATTCCTAGCTGTCCCTTTTGGGCTACCTGTTGCACCTTCCTGACCGAAACGAATCATGCGGTCTTTACCATTATCTTGAATTAGAACGACATGAGACTTACCGCCTTTAGCACTAGCTTTAGGCTTGTTGTAGCCTGCAAACCTCTCACCGCGATACTCAATAGCCATGTTGGTTCCTTTAAGCAGCAGCAGCAGTAATAGCAGTCATATCTTCATCAGTCCAATAATCTTTAGCTAACATAATAACCAAATGCTCTTTGTTACGTGCCACACAGTCTGCCCAATCCTCATCAGACATACTCTCTGGCTGACCTGCGTTGATTAGTGCTACTGAATCACCACAAGCTGAGTAGTTCTGTGCGATTTGTTCTGCTGTTAATTCATCCATCTTTTTATGCCTCTAGTGCTGTTAAACGTGCTTCAAGTGCTGCGTTCTGGGTTGATAATTCTTGTATTGCTTTTACTAACACTGGGATTAATGCTGCTTCGGCTACTTCTTGGGAACCATCATCACGATCATCCCAAAGCCTAAACCCATCTTTGATTTCAGAGTGAGCATCAATAACAGCCTTAACTTCTTGGGCTATAAAGCCGTGATTAGTCTGAGTGTTTTTGAATACTTCTGTGGAGTCTGCTTCATAAGCATTGAATGTCTCAGGTAACTCACCAAGAGTTTTGTAGTTCCAAGTGACAGGGCGTAACTCATTAATAACAGACAGGCCAGCAGTAGATGTAGTAATGTCTTTCTTATAACGCTCGTCTGATACTGTTGACCATGATGTGTTACCATGTGCTGATCTTATATCATTAGCTCCACTACCTAGAGTTGTGTAACCTCCTGCTCCATTAACACTTTGCCCAAGAGCATTTGCGTAGTTAGTAGTAGCACCTGTAGTACCAGCATAAGTTCCAAGTAGTGTGTTTCCATACCCTGTAGTTAGCCCTGTGCCACTAGCCCCTGTCTGAAACCCTAATGCTGTGTTGTTGTCGCCAGTAGTAACATAAAGTAAAGATTGCGTACCAACAGCAGTATTTCTTGGTGCTGATGTATTTTGAGATAAAGCATTTTTACCTACCGCAGTATTGTTTGCACCTGTAGTGTTATCCCTCAGTGCCTCGCGACCCAAAGCAGTGTTGGAACCTGCTGTTGTGTTAGTAAGCAAAGCATTTCTACCTACCGCAGTGTTTGCATCACCTGTGGTGTTAGATGTTAAAGAATTAACACCCATAGCTGTGTTGTTATTTGCGGTGGTGTTAGCGTATAAAGCGTTCAGGCCAACAGCAGTATTACTTTCCCCTGTGGTGTTATATCTTAATGCTTCGACACCACTAGCAGTGTTGTTAGCACCTGTAGTGTTTAATTGTAATGCGCTTTTACCTACAGCAGTGTTAGCAGGGCCTGTAGTGTTAGAACCTAAAGCAGACTTACCTATAGCAGTGTTACCACTTGCTGTGGTGTTAGCGTCTAAACAATCATAACCTACCGCTACGTTTTCTATACCTGTAGTGTTTGCAGCTAACGATTTCCTACCTACAGCCGTATTCTTATTACCAGTAGTGTTAACTTTTAAAGACTCAAAACCAACGGCAGTGTTATAACCATTGGTAGTGTTAGATAGTAAAGCACTGGCTCCAACTGCTACGTTTTCTGTACCTGTAGTGTTAGCAGATAAAGCCAAGTAACCAACGGCAGTATTGTTAGCTGCTGTAGTTATTGCATCTCCTGCTAACGCACCAATAAGGGTATTTTGTACGCCTGTAGTTATTGATGCACCTGAGTTAAAACCAACGCCAGTATTATAAGTGTCAGCGTTGCTAGTAACATTTAGAGTTTTTAAGGAACCTTCACCAATGGCTACGTTTCTATCTGCTAACGTATTTGCAGAAAGAGTGTTGTAACCAACGGCAGTATTATTACCACCTGTTGTAATAGCAGAACCTGACTGCTTTCCAATAAGCGTGTTTCTATCACCTGTAGTAATAGCAGTACCAGCCTCATCACCAACTGCGGTGTTATTATCACCGCCAGAAGTAATGCTATTACCCGCATTTACACCAGCTACAAAGTTACTTGTTCCTGCTGTGACACTGGTAATACCTGCTGTGGCTAGATTGCCTGTCATAGTACCGCCAGCTTTGGGCAAGGCAGCATTGGCAACAGTAGTGTTAGCAGCACTCCGAGTATCAGACACCTTCATCTGAGTATCAATAAGATTTAAGTTGGTGTTAATTTTCGTACCCCAAGTATCCTCGGAAGCACCAACCTCTGGTTTAGTTAGGCCATAATTGGGTGTGGTTGTATCTGCCATTTTACTTTCCTATTCGTTAATCTTTTACAAGGTTGTCCAGGTTGCGCTATCAACAGGCTTGGTAGCCCACGTTGCAATGTCAATCGGTAATGGCTCGTATTTATATCGACCCGTTGCTGTCATGCCTGATGCCGCTTGTATAACTGCCGAACCGCCCATCTTTGCTGTACCATTTGCTGTTAAGCCCGACACAGCGTTAATAACTGCGCTTGCAGACACCGCAAATACGCCTGTAGCCGTTACAGTGCTTACCGCCTCAATAGACGTTTGGCCCTGCCCTATGTCCTGTGCAGACGCAGTTACAGTGCTTACAGCCTCTATTACTGCGCTGGCGTGACCAAACTTTTGCCCATTAGCCGTAACGCTTGATACTGCGTCAATCTCAGCACTAGCTTGAAAAACCTGTTGAGCCGTAGCCGTAACCGATGAAGCCGCATTGATAACAGCAGCCGCATCTACATAAGCAGCCTGACCATAAATGTTAATGCCGTAATTGGCGGCTCCATAACCATTCATTCTAGGTTAGGGTTATGTCAAATTCGCCAGCTTGGAACCGAAACACATCACCACTGCCAATGGGCTTACTAGCCGTTAACGCTGTCTCAGCAAGCATATTGCCGCCTGTTGCTGCATCTAATACAGCCGTATGCGTAATGGTTCCCCACACACCCGTAGCCGTTGGAAACTCAACTGCGCTAGTATTGTCGATTGCACCCGATACAGACGCATCAAAAGCCATAGCCTTGCGTGTGTAGCCATTGCCCGATACTTCTGTGCCTGTACCGCCTGCACCTGTGGCTGATGTATACAAACCGATGTAAACAGTAGAGGGTGGTGTGTATGCCGCATTTCGGAATACATGATCTAATACTTCGTTTTCTAAGAAAGTCGTAAATGACATTAATAAGCACCTATTTTCAAGCGTAGGCCAGAGCCACTCGCGGTTGATCGACTACTGGCGGTGTTTACACGCGCTACAGCAGCAGAATAAAGAGCAGCCCATGTTGAGGCTCTTTCATCTTCTTTTAAGTAAGGTGCGCTATGCAGCAAAGCACCATACAAATAAATATCGGGATGATGGGTTAACAACCAGTTAGTGGTTGCTGAATCCGAAAGTGTGGGTATCTTGGCGTAATACATCAGTATCGCGCTGTACGAACCATCAGGCGTTGGAAATACCTCAAATTGTGACGAGTTAAGGCTGTAGTTGGTTGGTGTGCCTGTGGAGTTGTTACGCGCTGCTCGGCTTGCTTGCATAGTCGCCAGTGACATAAAATCTAAACTGCTTGTGCCTGTCGTAACCAGGTGAAATCTTATAGTCGATAACCAATCGGTGGGTATGCCTGTAAACTGGCTGTCAATGGTTGTTTCAGCGCGTGTCTCCATGCGCCAATGTCTAATCTCATTATTGATTGACGATTCAGCCAACGAAATGAAATCAGGAATAGTAGCCGTTAGATCATCACGATTTAAGAAATTAGCGATTGATGTTTTTAACTCTGCGTAAGTTGAGATAGCCATTAAATTAATTCCAATAATGATGCAGGGTTACTTATCTTTGTGTTTTTTGACTGCCCTATGTCGTAAAGCCCACTTAAAAGCCCTTTAATCATTTCGGGCGTTGCAAACTCACGTTCACCTGTTTGCTCATTAACTCTAAATGGCAATATGTCTGCTCTGTCCCACCCTGTATCGTCTGAGAAATTGCTTTCAAATGCTTGCTTGTTTTGTAGGTATTGCCTTTCTGCATTAGTCAGGTAAGCGTCTGTATTACCCTGCATATAAGATGATAGGTTAGATGGTTGGCCTGTTACGTTAGCCATTAAGCCTGCGCCTGTTGTTGCCACTGGGTTTGATGCTAGTAGGTTAGATGATGAAATCTTGGCAGGGTCAAATGCTGCGTCAACTGAGCGTATACCACCCGTTGACTCAACCTTTCTTATCGCATCTTCTAGCGTATGACCATTTGGAAATACGTCAGCTTCAAAAAGATTATCTACCTTTTGATTATTAAATAATTTTTTATACTTA